CAAGATGTTCCTATTATATTAAATTCTGTTTCTATTGAAGATAGTTATGATGGTGATTTTATTACACGAAGGGTATTAACTTATACATTAGATTTTACTATGAAAATGACTTTCTATTCCGGAATTGGGGCTCAAGGAGTTATTAAAGAAGTTCAACTTGATTGGTTTAATAAAACAAATACTTCAGAAAAATATTCAGGAGTGAATTATAAGGTTAATCCTAAAACCGCAGAGGTAGATGATACATTAGTAACAGGTACTCCAGGAACTGATGAATATAATATAGTAACTAGCTATGATCCATTAGGAGTTCCAGATTCATTTACTGCTATAGTAGGTACTGTGAGTGGAACATTTACTCAACAAGAAGTTATAACTGGAAGTCTTTCTGGTAATACTGGTGAGATGAGTGTATTCTATGCAGATACACCAGAGGGAAGTAATACTTTAGGAATTGCTATACCATCGGGTTGGTTCCAAGTTGGAGAAACATTAACAGGTAGTTCATCTGGAGCTACTGCAGTGATTGCCTCGTATACATAAATATAATATATTATTATGATTGATAAAAAACAAGCTATATCTGACCGGCTGGCCAAAAATCTTCCAGCTGAAAAAAGAAAAGAAAACGAAATCCTTAAAGATAAAAAAGAAATTAAGGATGATTATGAATTTTCACGGGCAACATATAAAGATCTTATAAGTGTTGGTACCCAATCAATGGATGCATTAGCCGAGCTCGCCCGCGAGAGCGAGCACCCGCGCGCATTTGAAGTATTATCTAATCACCTAAAATCTATTGGTGATATTACTGATAAGCTAATGAAACTTCAAAAGAATAAAAAAGAATTAACCGAAGATGATGTGAGGAGAGAAATTACTAATAACAATGTATTTGTAGGAAGTACTACAGAGCTTCAAAGAATGTTATTAGATAAGGACAATATTATTGATGTCGATGCAGAGGATTAAAAATAACGAGTTTGGATATTTAGGCAACCCTTCTATCAAAAGAGATGGTGTTGTTGCAGATTTTACTCGTAAAGAAATACTAGAATACCAAAAGTGTCAGAAAGATCCTGCATATTTTGCACGTGAATATGTAAAGATTATCTCTCTTGATGAAGGTCTTATAAACTTTGACCTATATCCTTATCAAGAGAAAATGTTTAAGCATTTCCATAAAAATAGATTTTCCATTATACTAGCATGTAGACAAAGTGGTAAATCTATATCTTCTGTTGTATATCTTTTATGGTATGCATGTTTCTATCCAGAAAAAACTATAGCCATACTCGCGAACAAGGGCGCGGTCGCTCGCGAGATGCTCGCGCGTGTAACGCTCGCGCTCGAGAACTTACCCTTCTTTTTACAGCCTGGATGTAAAGCACTTAATAAAGGGAGTATAGAATTTAGTAACAATTCGCGAATTATAGCAGCGGCTACAAGCGGTTCGTCCATTAGAGGATTATCAATCAATCTTTTATTCTTGGATGAGTTTGCTTTTGTAGAAAATGATGCACAATTTTATACCTCAACCTATCCTGTTGTTACGGCTGGTAAAGATACACAAATTATTGTTACATCAACAGCTAATGGTATTGGTAATATATATCATAAACTTTGGGAAGGAGCAACTACAGGATCAAATGAATTTAAACCCTTTAGAGTAGATTGGTGGGATGTACCAGGAAGGGATGAAAAATGGAAAGAAGAAACTATATCGAATACATCTGAATTACAATTTGAACAAGAGTTTGCTAATACATTTCATGGTAGAGGTAATACACTTATTGGAGCAAATTATCTATTATCTCAGAAAAGTGTTGAACCATTACATATTAAAGAGAATGTTTTTGTATATAAAGAACCAATAAAAGAACATGATTATTTGTTAATGGTAGATACAGCGAAAGGAAGAGGACAAGATTATTCAACATTTAATATAATAGATATATCTACTAATCCTTTTGAACAAGTAGCTACATTTAGAGATAATAATATATCTCCTATGCTATTTCCAGATGTTATATACAAATATGCAATGACTTATAATAAAGCCTATGTAATAGTTGAATCAAATGATGCAGGTATGGTAGTATGTAATGGATTATATTATGATCTTGAATATGAGAATATGTTTGTAGAATCAGCTATTAAAAAGAATGCTATTGGTGCTCAAATGACTCAAAGAGTCAAACGTATAGGATGTTCTACTATAAAAGATCTAATTGAACAAAAGAAATTAATAATAAGAGATGCTCAAACTATTATAGAAATGAGTACTTTTGTAGCCAGGGGAAAATCCTTTATGGCTATTGCCCCTAATCATGATGATCTGATGATGAATCTAGTACTATTTGGATGGTTTACCACAACAGATATTTTTACTTCTATATCTAATATTGATATGAAAGATATGTTATATAAAGAACAATTACAAGCAATACAAGATGATATGCTTCCATTTGGAATTATAGATGATGGTCAAAAGAAAGATGATGGATTTGGAGATGGCGAAGGAAACGTTTGGTTCGAAGAAGATACAAAGACCACAGGATTATTTTAATTATAAATAGTTACGAGTGAAAATAACCTTATTATGTTTAATATTATAAATTTAACTTATAAACAAACCTTTTTGAGAGGATAAAGCGATGGCATTTCAAGTATCACCAGGAGTTCAAGTCAATGAAATTGACGCAACTGCTGTAGTACCTGCCGTATCTACTAGCATTGGTGGATTCGCTGGGTCATTTAATTGGGGTCCGGTCGGTGAAGTTGTTAGCATTAGTTCTGAACAGAGCTTAGCTGATACCTTTGGTGCTCCGGATGACAATACTTTTAAATACTTTCTAACAGCCGCGTCGTTCTTAAAGTACGGCAACGCTTTGAAAGTAGTTCGCGTCCAGTCTGGGCATTTAAATGCTACAGGTGTGGCGGATAACGGACTTTTGATTAAAAATGATACTCACTATGTTGATTCAGGGTATAATACTGGTGCAGGGGCCGTTGGTCACTGGGCTGCTAAATATCCAGGTGTCAAAGGAAATAGTTTGAAGGTATCATTAATCACTGAAGGAATCACCAGTTTTTCTGGTTGGGCTTATAGCTCATCTTTCAATGGTGCACCAGGAACTTCGACGTACGCGGCGAATCTTGGTAAGGGGTCGATAGGTGATGAAGTTCATGTAGCAGTTATAGATGAAGATGGAGTATTTAGTGGTACCGCAGGTACTGTTTTAGAAACATTTGCATATGCTTCACAAGCTTCTGATGCTAAAAACCCAGATGGAACATCTAATTACTACGTTGATGTGGTAAATAATGGTTCCGACTACGTACGATGGATGGATCATTCATCTACATTAACTAATGCTGGGGCTGATCTAAGATTAGCAGCTACGACTGCAATAGCTGGCCATACGGCTGCTATTGAAGATTCGTTAACTGGTGGAACAGATGATAACGCACCTACTGTTGGTGAGATTGCAACAGGTTACGACCTATTGGAAGATGCCGAAACAGTTGATGTTGGTTTATTGTTTGCTTGCCCAGATGCTAATGGAGCAGAAACAATTGCTGAAGACTTAATCTCTATTGCTAACGCAAGAAAAGATTGTGTAGCTTTTGTCTCACCTCCAATCGAAGATAGCCAAGGGGCTTCTGCTCCTGCTACGGATGTTATGGCGTTTGCAAATGGTCTAACTTCTAGCTCATACGCAGTATGTGATTCTTCTGCAGTTTATGTTTACGATAAGTACAATGATACTTACCGTTGGATAGGCGCAGCTGGTCACGTTGCTGGATTATGTGCTAATACAGATAGAGTTGCAGATGCTTGGTATTCACCAGCTGGTGTAAGCAGAGGACAACTATTAGGTATAACTAAACTTGCATGGAATCCTGTCCAAGCGGATAGAGATACTCTATACAAGGGAAGAGTTAATCCTTTAGTATCATTACCTGGACAAGGTACTATGCTATTTGGAGATAAAACCCTATTAGCAAAACCTTCTGCATTTGATCGTATTAATGTACGTAGATTATTCATCACTTTAGAGAAGGCAGTATCAACTGCAGCTAAAGCTCAATTGTTCGAATTCAACGATGAATTCACAAGAGCTCAGTTTAAGAATTTGGTAGAGCCTTTCTTAAGAGATGTCAAGGGTCGTAGAGGACTGACAGATTTTTCAGTCATTTGCGATGAAACCAACAATACAAGTCAAGTAATAGATTCTAATAGTTTTGTAGCTGATATTTATATCAAGCCTGCAAGATCTATTAATTATATTACTTTAAACTTTGTAGCTACCAGAACCGGCGTTTCATTTACAGAAATAGCTGGATCTGAAGGTTAAGGGAGGATAAGACATGGCAATTTTAGGCATAGACGATTTTAAATCGAAATTGGCTGGTGGCGGTGCTAGACCTTCTTTATTTAAAGCAACTGTTAATTTCCCAACTTTCGTCGAAGCGGCGGATGTTGAATTAACTTCATTCTTATGTAAAACAGCTTCACTTCCTGCATCTACAATTGGCCCAATTGCGGTTGATTTTAGAGGAAGGAAACTTAATTTAGCTGGAGATAGAACCTTTGGAGCTCTTTCTCTTACTATTATTAATGATGCTGAATTTAATGTAAGAAAAGCTTTTGAGCAATGGATGAATGGTATTAACAATCATCAGAGTAATACAGGATTAGTTGATATGAATGATTATTCTGCAGATGTTGTTGTTGAGCAATTAAGAAAAGACGGAACTACTTCTAAGAGGTATGATTTCCGCGGATGTTGGCCATCTTCGGTGGCTGAGATCGCTCTTGATTACAGCTCTAATGATGCAATTGAAGACTTTGCTGTAGAACTACAGGTTCAGTATTGGGAATCAGACACTACTTCAT